TTGACGATCCGCATTCGGAGCAAGAGGCCGCTTTAGCTGCTGGCGACCCCAGTGTTTACGATAAGGTTTATGAGTGGTATACGTCTGGCCCTCGTCAACGTTTACAGCCCGGGGGATCCATAGTAATAATAATGACCAGATGGGGGGACAGAGACTTAACAGGTAGGGTGATAAAGGATGCAGCAGGTAGAGATAAGGGTGAAGAGTGGGAGATTATTGAGTTGCCTGCTATTATGCCGTCAGGGAAACCTTTGTGGCCGGAGTTTTGGAGTATTGATGAACTGTCTGCTCTAAGAGAGGAGTTACCACCTGCCAAGTGGAATGCGCAGTATCAGCAGAGTCCGACTGGTGAAGAGGGTGCGATTGTTAAGCGCGAGTGGTGGAAGAGGTGGACGAAGGAGGATCCGCCTCCATGTCAGTTCATTATTCAGAGTTGGGATACTGCTTTTACGAAGAGTGAGAGGAGTGACTATTCTGCTTGTACGACATGGGGTGTGTTTTACTTGAATGAGAATTCAGAGGATGCGAACATTATTTTGCTGGATGCGTTTAAGAAGCGGATGGAGTTTCCTGAGTTGAAGGAGAAGGCGCACTCTAACTATATGTATTGGGAGCCTGATGCGTTTGTGATTGAGGCTAAAGCGGCGGGTAGCCCGTTGATCTTTGAGTTGAGACAGATGGGGATTGTGGTGAGTGAGTACACCCCGAGCCGGGGGAATGACAAGTTTGTGCGGATTAATTCGGTTGCTGATTTGTTTAGTTCGGGTAAAGTGTGGGCTCCAGAGACACGATGGGCGGATGAGTTGATAGAGGAGATGGCTGCTTTTCCGAATGCCCCGAATGATGACTTGGTGGATTCGTCTACACAGGCGCTGATTAGATTTCGACAAGGTGGGTTTTTAAGGCTTGCAACCGATGAACGGGAAGAGATTAGAAACTTTCGCAGAAAACACGCTTACTACTGAGGTTTAAATGGACATTGCAAAATCACTTTATGCGGCCCCCCAAGGGCTTGAGGCTTTAGATACACCTGAGCTGGAGATTGAAATCCCAGAGGATATAGCCGTTGGCAGTGTTGAGATCACACTTGAAGCAGAGCCGACCAGAGGCGAGGGTGAACAGTTTGACTCTAATCTGGCAGAGTTCATGGACGAAGGTGAATTAGAGCTAGTGGGTTCTGAAATTGTTGAGATGGTCGAAGCTGACATCAATTCCCGTAAGGACTGGGTTGAGATGTTTGTGAAGGGACTGGAAGTTTTGGGAATGAAGTATGAAGAGAGGACTGAGCCTTGGAATGGGGCTTGTGGAGTTTTCTCTACGATTTTGACTGAAGCGGCTGTGAGATTTCAATCAGAGATGATTGTGGAAACGTTTCCAGCGGCTGGGCCAGTGAAGACAGAAATCATTGGCGCTATTAATAAGATGAAGGAAGATGCGGCTGAGAGGGTTCGTACTGATATGAACTACCAGTTGACAGAGGCGATGCCTGAGTATCGACCAGAGCATGAGCGTATGCTGTTTAACTTAGGGTTAGCTGGATCTGCTTTTAAGAAGGTGTATTTTGATCCCGCATTGGGACGGCAGACCTCTATATATATACCTGCCGAAGATGTGATTATTCCTTATGGTTCTAGTGGAGCTAGGACAGCAGAGCGTGTGACTCACGTTATGCGTAAGACTAAGAACGACATCCGTAAATTACAGGCTGCTGGTTTCTATAGAGATGTAGATTTGGGCGAGCCTGTTGCTATTCATACTGATGTGGAAAAGAAGAAGGCCGAAGAGCAGGGTTACTCTTTGACCGATGATGACCGCTATCAGATTTATGAAGTGCAGATTGATTTTGAGATGCCGGGTTATGAGGACGAGAATGAAATCGCGTTGCCTTATATCGTGTCGATTGACGCTGGCACGGGTAAGGTTTTGTCTATCTATCGTAACTACGAAGAAGATGATGTCGTTCGATTAAAGCGCCAGCACATGGTTCAGTATGACTATGTACCGGGCTTTGGTGCTTATGGATTTGGCTATATCCATTTGATTGGCGGATATGCACGGGCTGGTACTTCACTGATTCGTCAGTTGATTGATGCTGGTACGTTGAGTAATTTGCCCGGCGGCTTGAAGTCAAGAGGACTCCGAGTAAAAGGTGACGATACGCCTATTTCTCCCGGAGAGTTTAGGGATGTGGACGTACCTAGCGGTTCGATTAAAGACAACATCATGGCGCTGCCATACAAAGAGCCAAGTCAAGTGTTGGCTGGTTTGTTGGACAAGATCACTGAAGAAGGTAGACGACTAGGTTCTATTGCTGACATGAAGGTTAGCGACATGAGTGCAAATGCACCTGTTGGAACTACGTTGGCTATTTTGGAACGTCAGTTAAAAACTATGTCTGCTGTGCAGGCGCGGGTGCATTTCTCGATGAAACAGGAATTCAAAATCCTGAAGAATATCATCCGTGACTATGCTCCTAAAGAGTATGAGTACGATCCTGAGAGTGGCGATCGTAAGGCCAAGCAAGAAGACTATGACATGGTGGAAGTAATTCCGGTGTCAGACCCTAACTCTGCGACTATGGCTCAGCGGATCATGCAGTATCAAGCTGTAATTCAATTGGCTCAACAGGCTCCGCAGATTTACAACTTACCTCAGTTGCACCGTCAGATGATTGAAGTTTTGGGCGTGAAGAATGCTGACAAGCTAGTTCCGACAAAGGACGATCAGCAGCCAAGAGATCCGATCAGCGAGAACATGGCATTCTTGCGAGGAGAGCCTACGAAGGCGTTCATCTATCAAGACCAAGATGCACACATTCAGGCGCACCAGTCGTTTATGCAAGACCCAATGATTGCTGCAACGATTGGTCAAAACCCGATGGCTCAGCAGATGCAGGCCGCGATCATGGCTCACATCGCAGAACACTTGGCATTCAAGTATCGCAAAGATGTTGAGAAGCAAGTTGGTGTGCCGTTGCCTAACCCAGATGCCGACTTGCCAGAGGATGTGGAAGTTCAGTTGTCTCGCTTGGTGGCTCAGGGTTCGCAGCAGTTGATGCAGAAGAACATGGCTCAGGCTCAGCAGCAGCAGAATCAGCAAATGCAGCAGGATCCTCTGGTGCAGATTCAGCAGCAAGAGCTTCAGATCAAGCAGGCCGATGTACAGCGCAAGACTCAGAAGGATCAGACCGATGCTCAGATTGCAATGCAGAAATTGCAGTTGGAGAAGCAGCGTATTGACAGCGAGATTGCAAAGGAATCCAAGCGCCTTCAGTCGCAGGAGTTGCAGGCCAAGGCTCGAATTGAAGCTGACATGACGTTGCGCCAGATTGAGGCGATGTCTAGACCACAAAAGGGTGAATGATGGATCCAAAACTCGTTGAGCTTTTGAACAGAAAAATCCAAGAACACATAAATCAACATTTAGGAGTGCTGAGTGATGGCGTGGCTAAAGACTACGCGCATTACAAAGAGCTGTGCGGAGCAATCCGGGGTCTGCAAACCGCACAGATGGAAGTGAATGACCTTGTGCGAAAACTAAAGGATGTTGATGATGACTGAGTTTGATGTTGAAGCTGTTGATTTGTCGGGTATTTTGAATACATCGGCAGAGGAAAAAGCAAAACAAATCCCAGATCCGTCTACATACCACCTCTTATGCGTCCTTCCAGACGTAGAAGAGGAGTATGAAAGCGGTCTTGTTAAGGCTGGGCAGACCATGCACTATGAAGAGTTACTGTCGCCAGTGCTTTTTGTCGTGAAAATGGGGCCAGATGCCTTCAAGGATGAGAAGCGATTCCCATCTGGTGCGTCTTGTAAGGTCGGAGACTTTGTGTTGGTTCGCGCCAACACTGGAACACGGCTGAAAATCCACGGAAAAGAATTCAGAATCATCAATGATGACTCTGTTGAAGCTGTGGTTCAAGATCCTCGCGGCATTAAACGAGCTTAAGGAGGGATTATGGAAAAAACCGAGTACAGATTCCCTGATGAGATGAATGAAAAGCCTAAAAAGAAGGGTGAAGACCCTGACTTTAAGGTAGAAATTGAGGCCGATGGAGTGACAGAGATCGAAGTGGTCGATGACACCCCAAAATCCAACAAAAAGATGGAAGATCCTCCCAAAGAGGCTGACGATGAAGAGCTAAGTCAGTACGGGGAGAAGGTTCGTCGCAGGATTCAGCACTTGCAAAAGGGCTACCACGAAGAAAAGCGCAAAACTGAGCAGGCTGTGAAGGAGCGTGAAGAAGCGATCCGTGCAGCACAAGCGATTGTGGAAGAAAACAAGAAGCTGAAGGGCTCACTCAATCAAGGCCAGTCGGCTTTGCTGGAGCAGGCCAAGAAAGCTGTTGCTTCCGAGATGGAAGAGGCTCGCCGTAAGTACAAAGAAGCCTATGAAGCAGGCGACTCTGAGGCTTTGGTGGATGCGCAGGAGAATCTCACGGCCACCAAGATAAAACTTGACCGTGTAAACAATTTCAAGCCAACCCCTTTACAAGAAAATGAAACTCCTGTAACAATACCCCAAGTTTCAACTCCAACCGTTGATGCAAAAGCTGAAAAATGGCGGGAGAAGAACGAGTGGTTTGGGCCTGACGATGAAATGACCAGTTTTGCGCTTGGACTCCACAACAAGCTAGTTAAAAATGGAGTAGATCCGGCCTCCGATGAATACTACGAGAAGATTGATTCTCGTATGCGACAAGTATTCCCAGATGCCTTCGATGCTGAGGAATCCGCTGATGAGCCTGAAAAGGTTGAGAAGCGCACAAAATCGAATGTGGTTGCGCCAGCAACGAGAAGCTCTTCCCCTAAAAAGGTAGTGTTAACTCAAACCCAAGTAAATATCGCCAAACGTCTGGGCGTTCCTTTGGAACTCTATGCGCGTAAGGTTGCGGAACAAATGAGGACTTAAAAATGACAGAAGCAATTAAGCGCGAAAAGCGCGAAACCGAAAGCCGTGCAGCAGCAGAGCGTCCCCGTAAATGGGCTCCTCCCCAACTTCTGCCTGATCCTCATCCAGAGGAAGGGTATGCGTTCCGTTGGATTCGCCTGTCTACGCTCGGTGCAGCCGATGCCATGAACATTTCCTCAAAACTTCGTGAAGGCTGGGAGCCAGTCAAAGCGTCAGAACACCCTGAAGTTGTCTTAATGAGTGGTCAAGCTAACCGCTTTCCAGACAGCATCGAGATTGGTGGACTGTTGCTTTGTAAGACCCCAGTTGAATTTACTCAGGATCGTGATGCGTATTTCGCTAAACAAGCGGATGCACAGATGGCCTCAGTAGATAACACTTTTATGCGCGAGAACGACCCTCGGATGCCTATGTTTAAAGAACGTAGTTCTAAGGTAACTTTTGGCAAAGGTCTTTAATTTTTTTGGAGCTTAAAACATGGCTTACCCCACTGTCTCAGCGCCCTATGGTCTAAAGCCTATCAATTCAATTGATGGCAAGCCATATGCTGGTGCTTTTCGGCAGATTCCTGTTGCCGCTGCTTACGCCACCGCCATTTTCAATGGTGATACCGTAGCCATCGACAGCACAGGCTATCTGGTCAAATCAACCACCACCGACTCCGGCGCTATCGTCGGCGTTTGCATGGGCGGTCAGTACGTCAACTCTAGCGGTCAAACCGTTCAGGGCCAGTACATCCCCGCACTTGCTTCCACTTCCACCAACCCGGCTTATGCCTACGTTGTGGATGATCCTATGGCGCTGTTCCAAGTTGCTGTTCTTGCCGTTGGCACTACTACCATTGCTGCCGCCGCCCGTGCAGTAGTGGGTACTAACTTGCCTTTGGTCATCAACGCTGGTAGCACTACCACTGGTGATTCAGCTTTCGGAGTTACTACCACTGGTGCAAACACCACATCTACCATCCCAGTTCGGGTGATTGATGTTGTGCCTGCGACTGCCACTGGTTCTGACGCTTATGTGGAACTGTTGGTGAAGATTAACACTCACCAATACAACAACACCACTGGTGTTTAAGGAGTAACTTAAATGGCTATTTCACGCGCACAACTATTGAAAGAACTGCTCCCCGGCTTGAACGCTTTGTTCGGCTTGGAGTACGCTAAGTATGACGAGGAACATAAAGAGATTTATGAAACCGAGACTTCTGAGCGTTCGTTCGAAGAAGAAACCAAGCTGTCTGGCTTCTCTGCCGCACCTGTCAAGAACGAAGGCTCCGCCATCGCTTATGACAATGCTCAAGAGGCATGGACTGCTCGCTACAACCACGAAACCATCGCAATGGGCTTCTCCATCACTGAAGAAGCTGTGGAAGACAACCTGTATGACAGCTTGTCCAGCCGCTACACCAAAGCTTTGGCTCGCGGTATGGCTTACACCAAACAGGTCAAGGCCGCTTATGTGTTGAACAATGCGTTCACCACAGGCGTGGTCTACGGTGACGGCGTTACCCTGTGTAACACTGCCCACCCATTGATCTCTGGTGGCACTAACAGCAACCGCCCAACTACTGGCGCTGACTTGAATGAAACTTCGTTGGAAAATGCAGTCATTCAAATCGCAGGCTGGACAGATGAGCGCGGCTTGTTGATCGCTGCCAAGCCTAAGAAGCTGGTCGTTCCTCCTAGCCTGATGTTCGTTGCTACTCGTCTGTTGGAAACCGAACTCCGTGTTTCTACTGCCGACAATGACATCAACGCATTGAAGAACAACGGCTCCATCCCCGAAGGCTATACAGTCAACCACTATTTGACTGATACCAACGCATGGTTCCTGATGACTGACGTTCCTAACGGTCTGAAGCATTTCATCCGTACTCCGCTGCAAAACAGCATGGACGGTGACTTCGACACTGGTAACGTTCGTTACAAGGCCCGTGAGCGTTATAGCTTCGGTGTATCAGATCCTCTGGGTATCTTCGGATCACCCGGTTCGTCTTGATAAAAAATAGAGAAGGGGGCCAAAAGCCCCCTTTTCTTTTTGTAAATTTCGTGTATATTTGAATCATTCCGGGGTTCTCCGGCGTATCAAACAGTCCCGGCTGACGACAAGCAGATTGATACGCTTAACTTGCTTGTAAGGAAAAAATTATGGCAAATACCACGTTCTCCGGCCCAGTCATATCACAAAATGGCTTTATTACCGGAACAGCTTCTTCTCCCATCGTTGAAACCACTGCTGGCAATGTGTCTGAGTCGTACGTTACGACCTCTGCCGCCACAGGCGATACACGCTTGTCGTACAACCGATTGGAATTTACTTCTACCGGTTCTGGCGAAACCATTCGCGCACTGACGCGAGTTACTGGCGCAGGCGCAGCTACTGCTGGAACAATCAACGGCGCACACATCTCCACCTCAATCAACACTACTGGCACAATTTCAGGGGCTGCAAACGCAATT